TCACACATTCGGACGGTCACACATCAATTAGTAAGACGCCAAAAGTAACAGGCAAAGGACAACAATACTTTGTTAATAAGTTTTTAGGAGAAAAATAAAAATCTTAATAGGAGGAATTATCAATGAACACACTATACAAAACAACCCTCCTCATCACAATGGCAGTTGTGACGTGGAAGGTTGTAAAGATTGAGAAAAACACAAGATTTAAACTTAGAAATTTTGATTATCCAAAAATTAATAATGCTCAGAGCAAATCATTGTTGGATATTGCTAGTCACGATCTAAAAGATATTTAACTGTATTCAAAATTTTCATATCTTGTTGAGCTTTTAAGCTTTCGTATAAAGCTATTGAATAAATAATTTCGTAAGATACGTTTTCAGGAGCATCTTCTTTCAACTTATTTATTCTATCTCTAAAAAAGTCACTGTCACCACCGAATTCTTTTTCGGCTTGATTACTAAGTTCACCAAAGAAATTTTGAAAATCATTAAATTCCATACTTATCACCTCCTTTCACTAGGAGATAACTAAATTATACACGAAAGGAATGGTAGAAGTGCCACCACACATTCAACAAATGTTATACGAAATCCAGTTAAAAGCTGGTATACCTCAAAAATTAATGGAAATGCAAGGTTTGATAAACGATGAAACAACCAAAGAGGAGAAAAAAGAAAATGAGTAACATTTATAAAAGCTACCTAGTAGCAGTACTATGCTTCACAGTCTTAGCAATTGTGCTTATGCCATTGCTGTACTTCACTACAGCATGGTCAATCGCGGGATTCGCAAGTATAGCGACATTCATATTTTATAAGGAATACTTTTATGGAGAATAAAAAAACTGCTACTTGCGCCAACAAGTAACAGTGACAAACGATTAACAAAATTAATTCGTGTTCAATATAAAACGAAAAAAGGAGGAAGTCAAGATGTATTACGAAATAGGCGAAATCATACGCAAAAATATTCATGTTAACGGATTCGATTTTAAGCTATTCATTTTAAAAGGTCATATGGGCATATCAATACAAGTTAAAGATATGAACAATGTACCAATTAAACATGCTTATGTCGTAGATGAGAATGACTTAGATATGGCATCAGACTTATTCAACCAAGCAATAGATGAATGGATTGAAGAGAACACAGACGAACAGGACAGACTAATTAACTTAGTCATGAGATGGTAGGAGGTCGCTATGAATCAGACTGTAACTTATATCATCCGTCATAGGGATATGCCAATTTATATAACTAACAAACCAACTGATAACAATTCAGATGTTAGTTACTCCACAAATAGAAATAGAGCTAGGGAGTTTAACGGTATGGAAGAAGCGAGTATCAATATGGATTATCACAAAGCAATCAAGAAAACAGTGACAGAAACTATTGAGTACGAGGAGGTAGAACATGACTGAACAAACATTATTTGAACAGTTGAACAGTAAAAACGTGAATGATCATACAGAACAAAAAAATGGATTAACTTATCTAGCATGGTCATATGCACACCAAGAGCTGAAAAAGATTGACCCAAACTACACAGTAAAAGTACACGAGTTTCCACATCCAGATATTAACACAGAAAATTATTTTGTACCTTATTTGGCTACACCAGAAGGCTATTTTGTACAGGTATCTGTGACTGTGAAAGATAGTACAGAGACTGAGTGGCTTCCAGTATTGGACTTTAGAAATAAATCGCTTGCTAAAGGTAGTGCAACAACTTTCGATATTAACAAAGCGCAAAAACGATGTTTTGTAAAAGCTTCGGCTTTACACGGTTTAGGCTTATATATCTACAACGGCGAGGAACTACCAAGTGCAAGTGACAACGATATTACAGAATTAGAAGAGCGTATCAATCAGTTCGTGAACTTATCTCAAGAAAAAGGGCGAGATGCAACTATCGATAAAACGATGAGATGGCTAAAAATATCTAACATTAATAAATTAAGTCAAAAACAAATCGCAGAAGCACACCAAAAATTAGATGCGGGATTAAAACAATTGGATAGTGAGGAGAAACAATAATGTTAAACAGAACAGTATTAGTAGGACGCTTAACAAAAGATCCAGAATATAGAACAACGCCAAATGGTGTGAGTGTTACCACTTTCACTATCGCAGTTAACAGAACATTTACTAACGCTCAAGGAGAACGTGAGGCAGACTTTATTAACTGTGTAACTTTTAGAAAACAAGCAGAAAATGTAAATAATTATTTATCCAAAGGGTCATTGGCTGGCGTTGATGGACGTTTACAATCACGCAGTTATGAAAACAAAGACGGGCAACGTGTATTTGTCACAGAAGTAGTAGCGGACAGTGTTCAATTCTTAGAACCGAAGAATAACAACCAACAACCAAACAACAATTATCATCAACAAAGACAAACTCAAACTGGTAATAATCCTTTTGATAATACCACTGCGATTATTGATGATGACTTACCGTTCTGATTGGAATGATTAGATGCCAATAATTACTAGTTATATCACTCAAGATGACGGTACAACAACAGTTGTCATCTCGGGTGTTGAATTAGGTAATAAAGAAACATTACTACTTGATAACGGGTTTGATGTGGAAGTCGATGTGAGCGTCATAGATCCGTTTCGAATTACCGGCAAGCAACGACGAAAAATATTCGCGCTTGTCAAAGACATAGAAGAATATACAGGTCAACCAATGGACTATATGCGACATATGTTCATCGAGTATGTAAGGACTTACTACGGCTATGATGAACGTATTTCACTAAGTAATTGTACGAGAACACAAGCAAGTCAAATCATTGAAGCAACGCTTGACTGGACGTTCTACAATGACATACCACTTAGCTACAAAACGAGTAATCTACTGAAACGAGATAAATCATTCTTATACTGGTCAACTGTTAACCGCAACTGTGTAATATGCGGAAAGCCTCACGCTGACTTAGCACATTACGAAGCAGTAGGTAGAGGCATGAACAGAAACAAGATGAATCACTACGACAAACATGTATTAGCGTTATGTCGCGAACATCACAACGAGCAACATGCAATTGGTGTTAAGTCGTTTGATGATAAATATCACTTGCATGACTCGTGGATAAAAGTTGATGAGAGGCTCAATAAAATGTTGAAAGGAGAGAAAAAGGAATGAATAGACTAAGAATAATAAAAATAGCACTCCTAATCGTCATCTTGGCGGAAGAGATTAGAAATGCTATGTATGCTGTAAAAGTGGAGAAAATTTTAAAATCTCCGTTTAGTTAATACAGGTTTTTACAAAAGCTTTACCATAGGCGGACAAACTAATTGAGCCTTTTTTGATGTCTATTACCCAGGGGCTGTAATGTAACTTTAATACTTCAAATTCAATGCCAGAAAGTTTACTTATTGTTTCTAGGTTGTGTCCTGACTTTAACATTCTTTTAACAAATTCTAATCCCGAAACAAATCTTTGTTTTTCTATAATCTTATTAAAGTGATTTAAAAACTGAGGAGCATAAAACTTATTATAAATTCCTTTTTTTGTTAAGTAAGACATGTCAAAAGTTTCATTTAAAACCCCTAACCTTACTAGGTTATTAATTGAAATTTCGGTTGATTCTATATCTAACGGAGAGTCTTTTATTAACGTGTCCGATATATTCATACCGTCATTCTTTGGGTTTAAAACCGCTCTATATTTAACGGCAGGATGTACTTCGTGATTCTTTAAATGTTTTAAAAGAATAGCATCATTTGGGGATAATTGTTTAATTATTTCAACAAATGAATGGTGGGTTAATGAGTTTTTTCTGTCATCCATAGATGATGCTATTAGTTTTGCGAACATATTACTTAAAGTTTTTTCACTAATGTAAAACTTTGAAGCTTCTAGAGCAGGACCTAGAAGAGAAAATTGTGGTTCTTGTAAATTATTTTCAGGTACAGAAGATATTTCTTTTTTAAATTGTTCTTTGAATTTTTCAAATTCTACTTCTCTTTGATAAATAACTTTATCCACATAAAGGTGGAATTTCCCAAAGACAAGTTCCGAAGTTTTAGAGAATGTTTCTACAGGCCCTTTTGATGCGCCTTCAATAATTTTATCAATACCTTTACCTAAAATAGGATCCATAATTATTCACCCCCAATCTAACGCAATAGCGATAATAAAATTATACCAGAAAGGAGATAACGAAATGGCAACATTTAGAACGATAAAAGAAAGTGGCGATTTTGTAACTGTGCATAAATCTTTTGTGTTCGATAGTAATTTAAGTGCTAAAGCTAAAGGGATATTATTGTATTTCCTAAGTCGTCCTGACAATTGGCAAATATACACGTCAGAAGTAGTTAAACATATGAATGATGGACAAAAATCAATCAATAGTGGCGTTCAAGAACTTATGGATAATAAATATGTTCACAGAATACAAAAAAGAGCTGAAAACGGTGTGTTTAAAGGTTTTGAATACTTAGTTTACGAAAAACCAACCGAAATGCCATTTTCGGAAAACGGATTATCGGCAAACGGGTTTTCGGAAAACGGAAAAACGGAAAACCGAAAAGGGCGTACTACTAATAATAATAGTACTAATAATGATTTAACTAATAATAACAATACTAATAATGATGGAAGTATATTGTCGGGCAACCCGACGGTGTCTTCCATTCCCTATAAAGAAATTATCGAATACTTAAATAAAAAAGCAGGAAAGCATTTTAAACATAATACAGCTAAAACAAAAGATTTTATTAAAGCAAGATGGAATCAAGATTTTAGGTTGGAGGATTTTAAAAAGGTGATTGATATCAAAACAGCTGAATGGTTAAACACGGATAGCGATAAATACCTTAGACCAGAAACACTTTTTGGCAGTAAATTTGAGGGGTACCTCAATCAAAAAATACAACCAACTGGCACGAATCAATTGGAACGCATGAAGTACGACGAAAGTTATTGGGATTAGGGGGATATTATGAAACCACTATTCAGCGAAAAGATAAACGAAAGCTTGAAAAAATATCAACCTACTCATGTCGAAAAAGGATTGAAATGTGAGAGATGTGGAAGTGAATACGACTTATATAAGTTTGCTCCTACTAAAAAACACCCGAATGGTTACGAGTATAAAGACGGTTGCAAATGTGAAATCTATGAGGAATATAAGCGAAACAAGCAACGGAAGATAAACAACATATTCAATCAATCAAACGTTAATCCGTCTTTAAGAGATGCAACAGTCAAAAACTACAAGCCACAAAATGAAAAACAAGTACACGCTAAACAAACAGCAATAGAGTACGTTCAAGGCTTCTCTACAAAAGAGCCAAAATCATTAATATTGCAAGGTTCATACGGAACTGGTAAAAGCCACCTAGCATACGCTATCGCAAAAGCAGTTAAAGCTAAAGGGCATACGGTTGCTTTTATGCACATACCAATGTTGATGGATCGTATCAAAGCGACATACAACAAAAATGCAGTAGAGACTACAGACGAGCTAGTCAGATTGCTAAGTGATATTGATTTACTTGTACTAGATGATATGGGTGTAGAAAACACAGAGCACACTTTAAATAAACTTTTCAGCATTGTTGATAACAGAGTAGGTAAAAACAACATCTTTACAACTAACTTTAGTGATAAAGAACTAAATCAAAATATGAACTGGCAACGTATCAATTCAAGAATGAAACACAATGCAAGAAAAGTAAGAGTAATCGGAGACGATTTCAGGGAGCGAGACGCATGGTAACCAAAGAATTTTTGAAAATTAAACTTGAGTGTTCAGATATGTACGCTCAGAAACTCATAGACGAGGCACAGGGCGATGAAAATAAGTTATATGACCTATTTATCCAAAAACTTGCAGAACGTCATACACGCCCCGCTATCGTCGAATATTAAGGAGTGTTAAAAATGCCGAAAGAAAAATATTACTTATACCGAGAAGATGGCACAGAAGATATTAAGGTCATCAAGTATAAAGAGAATGAGAATGAAGTTTATTCGCTCACAGGAGCCCATTTCAGCGACGAAAAGAAAATTATGACTGATAGTGACCTAAAACGATTTAAAGGCGCTCACGGACTTCTATATGAGCAAGAGCTAGGTTTACAAGCAACGATATTTGATATTTAGAGGTGGACGATGAGTAAATACAACGCTAAGAAAGTTGAGTACAAAGGAATTGTATTTGATAGCAAAGTAGAGTGTGAATATTACCAATATTTAGAAAGTAATATGAATGGCACTAACTATGATCGTATCGAAATACAACCGAAATTCGAACTACAACCTAAATTTGGGAAACAAAGACCGATTACGTATATAGCTGATTTCTCTTTGTGGAAGGATGGCAAACTGGTCGAAGTTTTAGATGTTAAAGGTAAGGCGACTGAAGTTGCCAACATCAAAGCGAAGATATTCAGATATCAGTATAGAGATGTGAATTTAACGTGGATATGTAAAGCACCTAAGTACACAGGCAAAACATGGATTACTTACGAGGAATTAATTAAAGCAAGACGAGAACGCAAAAGAGAAATGAAGTGATCTAATGCAACAACAAGCATATATAAACGCAACGATTGATATAAGAATACCTACAGAAGTTGAATATAAGCATTTTGGTGATGTGGATAACGAAAAAGATGCGCTGGCAGATTACTTATATAACAATCCTAACGAAATACTAGAATATGACAATTTAAAAATTAGAAACGTAAATATAGAGGTGGAATAAATGGCAAGAATTACCAAAGAAACAAAAACTGTAAGCGACGGTTATTCAAGAGAAGACCGAGAAACGACATTGAACTATGATTACGAAAATCAAGAATGGATTGCTTACTCATCGGTACCGACACATATTACTAGAATGACAAAGTTGTACGGCGATGATGTAGAGGTATTGGAACGATTAGAATCTGGGACTGCGGTATTGGTTAGGGCGAAACTACCTAAAAGCGCAATAGGTTTTAGAAAATTAATGTCTGAAGAGCGACGACAAGAATTATCTGAGAGAGCAAAAAGAGCTTTTGGTCATTAGTGCTCGTGAATATAGGGCGAAAAACGACCAAAAAGACACACTAATACTTTTTAGGATAAATAACATCCGGAGAAAAAAACATGAGCTTTAAAAATTTTAACACAGGATAAATACAGAGGTGGAATAAATGAGTATCGTAAAGATTAACGGTAAACCATATAAATTTACCGAACATGAAAATGAATTGATAAAAAAGAATGGTTTAACTCCAGGAATGGTTGCAAAAAGAGTACGAGGTGGCTGGGCGTTGTTAGAAGCCTTACATGCACCTTATGGTATGCGCTTAGCTGAGTATAAAGAAATTGTGTTATCCAAAATCATGGAGCGAGAGAGCAAAGAACGTGAAATGGCTAGGCAACGACGTAAAGAGGCTGAGCTAAGAAGAAAGAAGCCACATTTGTTTAATGTGCCACAAGTGCATCCAAGAGGACGTTATGCGTGCTACCTGATGGAAAACGACATATTCGTGAAAGTTAAGAAGTAGATCATGACAGATAACGCACGCAAAGAATACCTAAATCAATTCTTTGGATCTAAGAGATATCTGTATCAAGATAACGAACGAGTGGCACATATCCATGTAGTAAACGGCACTTATTACTTTCATGGGCATATCGTGCCAGGTTGGCAAAGTGTTAAAAAGACATTTGATACTGCTGAAGAGCTCGAAATATATATAAAGCAACATGGTTTGGAATACGAAGAACAGAAGGAACTAACTTTATTTTAGAGGAGGTTATGAAAGTGAACTATGAAACAGGGTTCCAACTAGGTGTAATGGAAGCTAGGTTGAAGAAGATGAGAAAACAACGTGATGCGTGCAAGAAGCAACGTGATGAGCTTATCGTGGATATAGCTAAGTTAAGAGAGCGTAACGAAGAGCTGGAGAACATGTGGCGCACAGTCAAAAATGAATTGCTTGGAAGATACGAATTTTACCGTTTTAGACTTAACGAACTACAGATTGAGAGTAGAGCGAACAAGGCAGTAGCTATAAACATGGGAGCTAAAATCAACGCAAGTGCTATATTGTACCGAATGGACAAATTAGACGGAACAAATGAGTTCTACGAATTTTTAGGACAAATGGAGGATGACACTAATGAATAACCGTGAACAAATAGAACAGTCCGTTATAAGTGCTAGTGCGTATAACGGCAATGACACAGAGGGATTACTAAAAGAGATTGAGGACGTGTATAAGAAAGCACAAGCGTTTGATGAAATACTTAAGGGTTTACCTAATGCTATGCAAGATGCACTCAAAGAAGATATTGGTCTTGATGAGGCAGTAGGGATTATGACGGGTCAAGTGGTCTATAAATATGAGGAGGAGCAGGAAAATGAAGAAATTTAATGTCCAAATCACATACGCTGGCATGATTGAAGAGACTATCGAGGCTGAAAGTTTAGAAGAAGCAGAAATTGAGGCGGATTTTATTGCGATATTTGAAGCATCATTTAATTATGATGAATATGAAATTAATGTAGAGGAGGCACAGGAAAATGAATAACACATTAACAATTGATCAATTACAAGAGTTATTACAAATACAAAAGGAGTTCGACGATAGAATACCAACGCTGAACTTACAAGATAGCAAAATAGCATATGTAGTTGAATTCTTTGAATGGTTTAATACATTGGAAACGTTTAAGAACTGGAAGAAGAAACCAGGTAAGCCGTTAGACGTACAACTTGATGAATTAGCTGACATGTTGGCGTTTGGATTGAGTATTGCGAATCAAGTAGGAGTGTCATCAGAAGAGATAAAAGAAGCGATTGAATCAAGTTTTAAAGATACAGAATTTCACAAAATGTTTAATTTTAAAGATAAAGAATTTGCTCAAGACGCAGTTGTTAGTACACCACAGATAATATTCAAAGAATTTTATCCCGACCAACAAGCAATTGTTATAGTGATAGACATAGCTTACAACTTATATTCTATCGACCAACTCATTGACGCATACAAAAAGAAAATGAAAAGGAACCACGAAAGACAAGATGGAACAGCAGACGCAGGAAAAGGATACGTGTAAAG